AAAGAAAGATTGAGAAAGAAGGTATGCGACTTTATAAAAGGAAAAAGAAGTGAAGCTGAAATCTATTTTTAAACGAAAAAAGAAAGCGAAAGAGGCTGAAGTTAAATCAGACTCTACTGCAAGTATGACTCCTGCTCAATTTCAAGCATGGAAGCTAAAGCGAATGAAAGAAGGTAAGATGAGAACTTCACCTACAAAAGCTGATTCAAGTAAGGGTGGCTATTAATAAGGTAACTTATAAATGAAATACAAAAAAACTATTAGACCATTGCAAAGAGATTATTCATCCAAACCTGCTGATCCCTTAGATAATCAGCCAGATCAGTCAGAAGAAGTGGGTAATGATTTGGCTAGATCTGTCGGTGGTTGGAGACAACATAGATCTAGAGGATTGACCAGATGGGAAAAACCGACTTGGAAAGATAAATTGAAAAATCTATCCCTGAAGTTTAAAATGAAAAAAAGAAAGAAAAAGAAGAATTAAGTGCCAAATAATTTTATAACAACCAACTAGAGTCGAAAGACCAACTATGAGGAGTCAATAATGGCAGAAAATGGTGTAAATACAAATGATAAAGTAGTGAGCGATGCTCCTGCTATTCAAATGGTAGATAATAATGAAAAGCTATCCTATAACAGCGATGCTTTTACTACGTTATCTGATTATGTAGTAGAACCGGGAATGAGATTCATTTCTGAAGCTATGGAAGTTAATCAGGTAGGTTGTGTTCATAGAGATACAATGATCACACCAACTGGTGTAGCAACATCTACCACGTTTATTCCAAATGTTAGAATAGTACCAAAGCATGATAATGAAGGAGCTGAGATAGGGCATATGTATCTACATAAAGATCATAGAATTCCAACAGATCCTATTAATCATAGACCGAGATAGTGATGGCTGAAGAAGTATCAAACACAGGTCAAGCATTTGGTGCAAAAGATTTTTCTACTGTTGATGATATTATAAGTATCATCGATAGTAAAAAGCAAGATGCTCCAGAGCGATCAGAAGAAAGTAAAATAGCTGATAGCATGGATCAGGGACAAGAATTTGGAGTTGGTAGAGAGAAGAATAGATTTTCTTCTAATAATGATGAACTCCAAGATGAAAAAGATTCGGAAACAGCAAGTGAAGATCAAAGCGAAGGAACTCAAGAAGAGCAATCCGCTAGTAGCGAGGATACACAAGTTGATAAACCTGATGCCGAAGAGTCAAAAGAAGCTAAAGATAGCCAATCAGATGATTCAAAAGAAAGTGATAAGACTGATAATGAAGAGGATGTTTCTCTTGATCTGAAAGATGATGAAGAGATAGTGGTCGAGCTAGATGATGGTCAGGAATTCCCAATGGAACAGATAGTGGAGGAATGGACTAATAATCAGAACTGGCAAAAATCAAATACTGAAAAGGCACAGCAATTAGCAGAAGAAAAACGTGCTTTCGAGGATTCTATTAAAAATTTCCGCAAGGAAGATCTACAGAATGCTTTAAAGAACGAAGAATTGCAGGAAGCCTTAGATGATTGGTTTGAAGGTAAAGACAAAAATCCCTTTCGTGAGGCAGTATTGCCAGATGCAATAGATTCGGAAGAGCAACAAGAAAATCAAGATCCTTCTATTGATGAAGATAGAATGATGCTAACTGTGGAAAAAGAGATCTTTGAATTACAGAAGAAAGATGAGTCCCTTAATGATGAGGATAAACTCAACACTCTTATTGATTTTGCTATGAAAAATGATGTAAAACTGGAAACAGCACATCGTTTGATGCAATTCGATTCGATTCAAAGTGAGTTTGACGAGGTGAAGAAGGAATTGAAAGATAGAAATGAGGAACTATCTAAATTGAAAAAACAAGCACAAAAATCCGTACCATCGGAATTGCCTACAGGCAAAGGTGCTGTTAAAGAAGATTATAGTGGTTCAGCAGGTTCTTGGAATGGTGCTGAAGATCGTGTATTGGCAAAATTAGGTTTAAAATAAAACAATGAAACTCTATTAAGGAGTCAATAAATGGCACACGCTAGTACAATCACAGAAACGCTAGACGATCTGAATATTGCTACACAGGAATATATGAAAGAACTCGTCAGGGTTGTTTCTAGTGATAATTATCTCAACAAGAGAATGTTGGGAAAGTCCGAAGCGGTCGATGGTGGTGATTTCATTAAAATTCCTCTTCGCTATGGTAAAGAAAATTTTCAGGGCATGGGTGAATATGATGCAATCAGTTTACAACCTAAAGATGTTTTGGATGAAGCTCGGTATAACTGGGTACACTTAAATGGTAATGTTTCACTTTCTGAAAAGAAAATGAAAGTTCAAAATGCAGGACGTAGAAGATTACTGAATCTGGTAAAGGTTCGTATGCAGAATTTGGCAGACACTTTTAAAGATGGTATGTCAGATATGCTATTCAAAACTGATAGCAAATCATACGATTCAATTACTGATATCGTTGCAGATGCATCTGCTACCATTGGTGGTATAGATCCGGGAACATCAGGGCTAGGATATAGTTGGACACCTCAAGTTACAGCAGTAAGTAACACTCCAACTTTCACAGACCTTACCACAACAGGTAATGCTAATAACATACAAACCCTATTAAGACAACTTGTAAGTGGTCTTACTATTGGTTCTGATTCACCGACACTCGTCCTCACTACTCAAGTAGTCTGGGATGCATATGAGCAGGTGTTAGCAGACCAAAAGAGGTTTGATCAGGCATATAAAGCTGATGGTGGTTTTGATGTGTTAAAGTTTCGTCATGTGGACGTTGCAGTTGATAATCATGTTCAAGGTGGTTCTCTTGATCCAAATAGTAGTGCTAAAAGCTCTATGTATGCGATTAATGAAAATTACATGGGCTTTTATCATGCAAGTGGATTCAATTTCAAGAATACCCCATGGAAACGTGCAGAGATGCAACACGTATTTTTCACAGAACTGGACTGGTATGGTGGTCTTTGTGTGTCTCGTAGAGATATGCAAGGTGCTATGACTGGACTTCCAAAAGTTTATTAACAGGAGGTTTATAAATGGCTATTACACAAACAGACGAACAGAAAAAATCAGTAGCTCAAATCAATGAAAAAACTGCTGATGGTCACAGTTACACTAAACTTGGTGCAATCTGGATCATAGTAGGTTCAGGTGCTGTTGGTACTACCTGTGCTGATGCTCCTGCTGGATCACTTTATATCAGGCAAGATGATTCTACATCATCTAACGCTTCTGATGTTGTAATTAAAGTGGCTAAAGCCGGAACAGGCACATGGGAATCGCTAAGAGGCGATTAATCAACCCGAACTAACGGATTGACTGATTACATACTTGATTAAATATGAAAGGATCAATGGGGGCAGGTTTTCTGCCCCCTACCTTGACATAAGATGACTTGGAAGGACTTAAAAGATA